CCGTCAGCACTTAAGGATCTAACTGTAGTAGCTGAGGGATTGGTGGCATTATACCATTGTTCTGCTTTAGCAATGGTCAATTCTTTATTGCTGTCAAAAATAACTTCATCAGTTACATTGGAGGACCATTCATCTTGCCAACATGAATAAACTATCATACTGACAAAAACTAAAATGCCAACAATAGAAATTTTTCTTTTAAGTGTTTTTCGTTTCATAGTATCTATTTTTGATTTGTGGTTAGTATGGGTTGAGAATATTTGCAATAATATCAAAAAAAGTAACTTTACAAAACCCTTAAGTAAAAAGATAGTTATTAGAGAGCCTTTATTTAAAAGCCTTCGGCTTCGAAGCTATCTTTTTTTCGAAAGTATCTGTAATAAGCGTTAGTGCCCCATCTCCGGTAATATTACAAGCTGTTCCGAAACTGTCCTGTAATGCAAAAATCGTAAGTAGTAATGCCGTTCCGGCTTCATTAAAGTGAAGAACAGAGATGATTAGCCCTAAAGAGGCAAGTACTGTTCCCCCCGGTACTCCCGGTGCACCGATGGCGAATAATCCTAATAACAGGATGAATAAAGTAATTTGTAATATACTGGGCATACTTCCATAAAGCATTTGGGATACAGTGAGTACAAATACGGTTTCTGTCAGGATAGAGCCGCATAGGTGTATATTGGCGAATAAAGGTATCGTCACATCACTGATTTCTTTTCGAAGGATAGGGCTTTTGCGGGCACATTCCAACGCCACTCCCAGCGTAGCTGCTGAAGACATTGTACCTAATGCTGTGAGGTAAGCAGGACCATAGTATTTCAATACCTGCCAACTATTTTTTCTTGAGTAAACAGCTGCAATGAAATAAAGCAATGACAGCCAGATGAAATGACAAACAATAACAACTATCAATACGGAGAGGAATACCGGTAACTGCTTCGTAACAGCTCCCTGATAGCTAAGAATGCAGAAGTTAGCGGCAATAAATACGGGAAGTACGGGAAGCAGTACTCTTTTCACCAATTCAAGTACCATCTTTTGAAAAGTATCCAGTAGTTTTGATATTTCATCCGATTTAACCCAAGCAGTAGCAAGTCCTATCAAAGCTGCCAGTACAAGGGCCGTCATAACATTCATGACCGGTGGAATATCTATTTTTAGTAAATTTTCCGGTAAGGGGGGAGAAACGATGCGTGTCAAAGTTCGGTCGGTCTGAAAATATCTGATTGCTTTGGTTTTCAAAGCGTTAGAACGGGGTAGGAGTGAGCTGGGTGGAAAAACGAAGCGTTTACATCGCTTTACATCGAGCTTACATTTGAACCTTGTTTGAACGCCGTTCAAATGAATCTCTTTACATTAGGAGTGGAGTAGGGGAGAATTCAGGCAGTATGGTATTATTTCACTCCGATGCTTTGCCCAGGCCATACTTCCATATACAAAGATAACCAAATGGTGTAATTTATGCAAGTGGAGTAGGGGAGCGCTTCGCTTCTCTCCTATTTTTATTTATTAAAATTATTCCATATAGCTGATATTTGGTATATTTGCAGTGAAATAAATACTATATATCATGAGTAAAGTTATCCATGTACATTTGATTTTTGAGAAAAAGAACATCTACTTTGGTAGTATATCGGCCATTTTTGAAACTCTGACGGAGAAACAGGTCGGAATCACTAAGAGTAGTCTTTTACATGCTGGACTGGTTGATGACATTGCCAAATACACGAAACGTGCAATGATTATTCAGTCTCGCTTGATAACATGTACCAGAAAGGGATAAAATGCCTTAGAACGCAATTAAAAGCCGCAAAAGCGGCTTTTTTTGCCCTTATAAGTGTCAAACTATGATGGAAGGCTGTATTTATCCGTTTGAACGCTTTGAACGTCTTAAAAAGTGGAAAGGTTATTCACTTGCTTATTCATTTGGTTATTCATTTAAGCTATTACAAAAACGAAATGTTTTGATTGCTTATTCATTTGGTTATTCATTTTTGTGCCTATTTTGTTCTAATAAAACGGGGAAATATCTTTTTTTTATTTGGTATTCATCGGTTTTTATAATATTGTAGGGGGTAAATTGTATATAGATAATATTTATTTACTCCCCTGTATTTTTATATATTCTGCTGTAAAATAGTGATTTAACTGTTTTTACCTCCCTTTCCCCATAAAACACGTTTTAGATGGCATTGGCAACCGTAGAATCGCTTGCATCCGAAACACGCCCCGACTTGTCCTGTTTAAGTTGTGTAATTGTCTGTTTGAGCATCCCTATTTCCTCTGCCATTTCTCGAATGGTGGAGTCTTTTTCCCTTAAAACATCCAGAAGCTCCCTAAAATTATTGTTAGCTGTTTCTGGAGGAGCTGTTTCCGTTACTACTGGTGTAATTTTTTCGGCTTCTATATCTTTTAAAAGAAAGTCGTCGATTGATATTCTAAAAAACTTAGATATTTCACATAACAAACTCAATTTAGGTTCTGTATTACCCAGTTCATAGTTTGACATTGTACCTTTTTTGATGCCCAGAAACTCAAATTCATCTAATTTAAGTCCCCTACTCTCCCTTAGATATCTAAGATTCTTAGAAAAAACGCTCATAAATCTAAATTATTTGGATTAACACTTTGTTGTCTAAGAAACTTAGACTATATTTGCCACGTGATTAAAGTTTAAACACGCCCCAAAGCTACAAAAAAGGCTTGAGGTAACAATGAGAATTTAAAAAGAAGCAAAATGGAAGTAAAATTTAAAAAGGGACAAAGTGTGAGAATCACCAAGAGAAATGGTGAGATCATTGATGGTATAGTTCGTGACTGGGATTATAACATTTGTACGTTCGTGCGGGAATATAATATCGATTATATGAAAAATGGTCAGGTTTGGACTGTAATATGTGTTCCGGAGGATGCGATAAAGGAGCTTTAATAATTTTCTCGGGCAGTTAGTTCAGCTGGTAGAACAAACTAAACTCCTATAATGGAGAGGTTATGGTCCGCGGTTCGAATCCGCGACTGCCCACTACGATAATTTAAATATTAGATAGTATGAAAGAACGAATAGTTGTAGAATACGGTGAGGTGAATAAAATTGCCGAACTGATGGGCTGTACAAACGTGATGGTGAGTCATGCGCTTGCCTTCCGTAAGAACAGCAAACTGGCCCGTTCCATTCGTAAGCTCGCCATTGAGCGCGGTGGATCCAAAGTAGGTGGTAATCCTCAAAATACAAGTAGCCATGAAAAATGATTTGATGACATTGTTCAGCGACCAGCTGCACTGGTTTGCTCGTCTGAAACGAAAACAGCGCTTTTGCGTGCTTTACTTCTGTATGAGTTTCGGGATCCTGCTCTCTATTTTTTTTATTAATCCGCTGCTGGAACTTCTCGTAGTGTTGAATTTCGGGATCTCCGTGCGGCTGCTGAAGAAGCATGTCCCTTTGAATGATTTAGAGGATTGATAATCAAGCTGGGAGATGGAATACTTTGATAATATATTGTGTGTAACTTACAAAGAGTTGCTGGATATAATGCCCAAAGGCACTTTGAATAGCCAGCTGTCCCGAGAAAAACTGGATGTCGTTTCCCGTGGCGGTGGTGAAAATAATCCGGCTCTGTATGCCTATTCCTCCCTTCCCGAGAAATACAAGAAACGTTGGGTTGAGCGTCATGGCGAACCCGAGAAACAAATGAGACAGGAAATGATCCGTAACATAGTGAAGAAAGACGAGAAGGCCGAGAACTTTTTCGAGGATTACCGTTACGACAAGAACGGTGAGATGGTCGCTCTTCCCGAGGATGTGAAGAAGGAATACACCTGGAACGCTTCGGTGCTGAACGCGTTGATGGAAGAGTTCAAACGCTTGAGTTCATCCAATAACAAGCTGACCGGTTTCCGCCGTAACCTTTGGGAACTTCTGCTTGTCACGAGTGAGGAATGGCGTCCGGTGTACGGGCACAGTCTTCCGGGCAGTGTGGGGCGTTTGAAAGCCCTGATAAACAAGTTCCGTCCCGACAACTACGGTGTGCTTGTGAGCGGTAAATACGGCAACAGCAACACGCTGAAGATCGAGGAGGACGGCGGGCGTTACCTTGTAGCATTGAAACGCAGCCGCGTTCCGGTTTATACTGACATGGAGATCTTCGAGGAGTACAACCGTGTCGCTCCGGAACGTGGCTGGAAGCCTCTGAAGAGTCCCCGTAGCCTCCGCGAATGGTTCAACAGCCCACGTGTCGAACCTCTGTGGTATGATGCGGTCTATGGGGAAATGAAGGCGCACCAGCGTTATGACCGCAAGCACCGGACCATCCTTCCGGGCCGTCGTGACAGCCTCTGGTATGGCGACGGCACGAAGCTGAACCTCTACTACCGTGATGAGAACGGAAACAAGTGCACTACAAGCGTGTACGAGGTGGTGGACGCCTACAGCGAGGTGCTTCTTGGCTATTACATCAGCGACAACGAGGACTATATCGCCCAGTACCATGCTTTCCGCATGGCTATCCAGACGAGCCGGCACAAACCCTACGAGATCGTGTGCGACAACCAGGGCGGCCACAAGAAGAACGCGGCGCTGGGGCTTTTCTCGAAGATCAGCCGTATCCACCGCCCGACAGCTCCGTATAATGGCGAATCTAAGACGATCGAGAACATCTTTTACCGCTTCCAGAGCCAGGTATTGAAGAAACGTTTCGGTTTCACCGGGCAGAACATTACGGCAAAGAGAGAGACAAGCTGTCCGAATTTGGAATTCATCAATGCGAATATCGACTCCCTTCCCACATTGGAGGAACTGAAGGAACAGTATGCCGCTGCCCGTGAGCAGTGGAACTCAATGAAGCACCCGGCCACTGGCATCCCCCGTATTGAGATGTACAATACCAGCGTGAACGAGGGCACCGATCCGGTCAGCGTTCCTGATATGGTGGAGATGTTCTGGTACACAACCGATAAACCGTCGCTGTTCACCGCCAGCGGTATCGAGATCACGGTACAGGGAAAGAAATACCCTTACGAGGTTTTCTCCGCTCCCGGTGAGCCTGACCTGGAATGGCGCCGGCGTAATACCTACAAGAAGTTCTATGTCCAGTACGATCCCTATGACATGAGCAGCGTACGGTTGCTTTACAAGGACAAGGGCGGTGCGATGCGTTTCGAGTGTGTGGCCTCGTTCCCGCTGATGATCCACCGTGCCCAGCAGGAGCAGACGGAAGCCGAAAAACGTTTCATCCGCACCCAGCAGGAGGCCGTCGTCAATGAGCGTATAAACCGTCAGGTCGTCGCCAAAGATATCGAGTATGAGCATGGTGTCGCACCGGAACAGAACGGTTTGCGTACTCCTGACCTGAAAGGTCTCGGAAAGGAGGCGCAACGCCAGATTGACCGCCGCACGAGAAAATACAGCCAGCCGCCCCGTCCTTCCATAGGCCGTGACATGAAAGTCATCAGCAACGTGACATGGGACAGCTTTGAGAAGAAGGAAGTGAGCATCCGCAAGGTGGTCGGGAAATTATAAGGAACAGATTTATAACAAGATAAAAAATATTGATTATGGAAATTACAATGAAAGA